GAGTTAAAAAGTATCTTGTGAAATCCAGCACTGTCAGTAAAATCATCTTTATAAGTACTTGGAAAAGTGGTTTCAGTTAAATTAGTTGCCATAGTTTATTCCTTACAGTGATATTACAACTTTAATGTCTTCTTGTTGATTTGCTGCTCTTGTAACTGGTGCTCTGTTTTCTATATATAAAATGTTTCCAGAAAGTTTATCTACATCATCTCTAGTGAAAGCATCACTGTCTGCATCTATGCCTTCTTCTATAAGTGTTCCTGATGTGCCACCGCCAGTTATCGTTTCACCTTCAGTGAACGCTTTAAATCCAGTAGCTTCTGATTGATGAAAATATAATCTATCGCTATCAACTTCATCAACTAAAGCTTTAGCTCCTGATGTTCCACCTGTTATTGTTGTATCTAGGAAACTCGCATTAGCATCTGCAGCAAGCTTTAAAAATCTTAAAACTTTACCGCTCGATGTAGTAAAAGGAGGACCGTCATTTGCACTATCTGAAGTATGTCTTGGATCTCTTATCAAAGCAACCTGTCTAAAATCTTGTCCTATTATAAAATTACTATCTTCTATTCCATTCGGCTTTGAATTAAACATCAATGAATTTGATCTTAAATCATCTCTTGCATCTGCACCTAATCCAGCTTTAGGACCTAATATCGCCCTTGCTGCTGCACCACTGCCACCGCCGCTTGTAATTTCAACACTAGCAAAATTATAGCCTTGTCCCATAGATATCGCGCTGTCTGTACTTGAATCAAGCTCAATTTTTGTAACAGCTCCACCTGAAACTGTAGCAGTAGCTGTAGCTCTAACGCCATCACCATTGATAGTTATCGTTGGAGTGGAAGTATATCCACTTCCACCATTAGTGACTTTAATGCCTATTATTTGTCCAGGAACTGCAGAATCTTGAACTAAAGCATGTTGAATCTCAAGTACAGATAAAGTGGTTGTGCCAGTTAATTCATTAACTCTTGCAGAGTCTAGAATTTTTTCAACTGGTAAAAAGTTTGCTGATAAAAAAGCACTTGCTCTTGCAGCTGCCAAAGAATATAAAAATTTCCAAACGTACCCATCAGAAGTTTTAAATGGCTTTGTACTTGTACCAGTTGGTTTTATAGTAGAAGTTGTTGCAACGCCTGCATTATTTTTGGCTTGTTGTAAAACAATATAAACCTGATTATCTTCTGTCATAACCGCATAAGGATTTGTATCTGGTATACCAGTAAAATTATCATCATAAGCTTGATATATAGATCCAGATGACCAATTATATCTTGGTATAACATATGATACATCACTTGCAGATTTTATTGATTGTAAACCTGCTCTTAAATTTCTAATAGTTCTAGGATTATTTGTGGGATCAGGCACGGCTTCTGAACTGTCCCAAGGCTCTGATTTACCTATTCCTATATAATATCTATTAGTATTATTCGTAACTTCATCAAAGATATTTTGAGTTAGTATTTTTTTAAACGGGTCTGTAATTATTGCTGGCATTGTCTATCTCTATGCTGTTATCGTTAAACCAACCGCGGCTGAATCTGTAGTTAATAAAAACCAATTTGATCCGTCCCAGATACATTGTGCGGCTTTGTTTTGTGTTAAACTAAATGATGTTCCATTTGCAAACGGATGAGGTGTGATAGTCGCAGTACCTGTTCCTTTATTCGTAAAAATTTTAAATTCACCTATTGTCGTTCCGCTACCTAAATCTGCAGCCAAAGCATTTTCACTGTTACATATTATCAAAGATGCAGATGAATCAACCTGTCCGTCTATGGACATTGTGTTTGATCCGTAAGCAGCCTTTTTAACACTTACAGATCCTTTACCTTTAGGTGTTAATATTATATTTAAATCAGTTGCTGTCCCTGTTGCTGAAAGAGTTGGTCCTGTGGTTGAAGCACCGTTTGCTATTGTTAGTTCATTAATAGCGTTACTAGTAGTTGTAAATTTTATAAATTCGTTTCCATTAGCATCATTTAAAGACGCGCCGATAACAGGTGTGTTAATCGTCGGCGATGTTAACGTTTTATTAGTTAATGTTTGAGTTCCTGCTATTGTTGCAAATGTACCAGCACCACTTGGTATAGTAATTGTTCCACCATTTGTAATTGATGCTATAGTTGGTGTTGTTAAAGTTTTATTAGTTAATGTTTGTGTGGCAGTATCTAATATAACATTACCATCAGCATTTGGTAAACTAATAGTTCTATCTGCTGTAGGATCCGTTGCAATTAATTTTGTTTCATGCGAATCTGTACTAGATCCTTCAAATATGATAGTGCCAATACTACTTGAATCTTTTATAATAACTCTTGTACTTAGTGTTGAGCTATCACCTCCAAGTTGTGTGTACAATTCTTGAAAGTTTTGATTAATTTTTGTTCCAGCAGTGCGTAAGGTATCTCCTGTACCATCGTTTGCTGCTGAACCTACATTTATATTTTGTCTAGTCATGTTAAATCCTAATAAGTCTATTTATACTAGAAAGATGAGTCAGTCACTCTTCTAGTAAATATTTCGTTATCCATTGTTTCTAATATTATTGAGAAATCTGGTGTAGCGTTTTCAGCACTATCTCTAATTGAACTATCATCAAAAGTAAATGAGTTTGGTGTTATTATTTGACGTAATGTGTGATAAGTTGTATCAAGTTGCGATAAAGTAATATCTTTATACTCTTCTACTAATTCATTTAAATTAGATCTAACTTTACCATCGCCAGAGTCTATCAACACCGTTGTCTGAACAAAAGGAAATGAGAATGCTGGAGTTGCTTCAGAAACAAGTGTTGGTCCGGGCGATGAATCTACAAGTGATAAAGGCGCTGTAATATTAAAAGAACCAACTGTATCAGAAACCACTTCACCTTTAAAATAAAATCCTGCAGGATGAACAAACTTTTTATATAGCTCTGACCATTTAGTTATATCGATTCCAGTTTTTACTAATAAGCCAAATGTTTGAAAAAGCTCATCGTCTTGTAGATATCTTAATGAGTCAACACCTATTTGACTTGCAGAGTTTCCAACATTAAATATTGATTCTTTACCATATTCAACTTCAGCAACTTGCTGAAAAAATAATCTAAAAAATTCTTGAAATCCAAATTTAGTACCTTTGCTTCTTGCTAACTCGGCTAGCCTTGTTATTGCATATCTTGCACTAGTAAAATTTTCACCTGTTTTTAATCCACCAGCAATTTCGCTCACCACATTATTAATAAGATCACTAGGCATTTCTCTTGCATCTTTTTTAGAAAACAACTGTCTTACATCATCGCCGAAAGAATGTGTTCCGTTATCTGAATCTAAAAAATCATAATATTTTTCTAAAAAAGTTACGAGAGTCGGATACTCACTTGTATAATATTCAGGTAAAGCTTCACGCACTTTCCGCACTTGAAAGTTCTTAAGCCTTCTTTTACTGCGATGATTAATAGACATTAAATGCTAACCTGTGTATTTTGAAAATCAAGTAGAGCTCTAGATGTTGAAGCCGATGTGTCAATACCGAGAACATAGTTACGTAATGGTCTTATAGTATTTTGATTTGCTGGAGTAACTGTTACAGATATGAAACTTCCATCTATAGAACTTGGTTTAAATCCAACTAAACTTATAACGCCTGTATCTTGATTATATATACCCACATTATCATTTTCAACAGTTCCATCAACTGAAACAATTTGTATTTTTGTACTGTTTAATTTGTTTCGTAAAAAACATTGTTGGCTGTTAAAAGTAAATCCTGATGAACTTAAAACCGGTAAATCCGCAGCTGGAAGAGCAAGCTTCGCGGGATAATTTATATCGTAACTAAGAGAAATATTATTGGTTGGTATAAAAGTTTGAACCATCTTAACATCTATCTTAGAGTTTAAAATTGCAGGATCTAATGCGTCTATAATAGTGAGTAAATTTGATCTTCTAAAAACTTTATTAAATCTTTCTAAGTCAGTTGCAAAAAAAGTATTTATTCTTGCTTGTACTAAATTTCCCATTGACTGTGCAGTAGCACTCGTTAAATCCGGATCTAAATTGAAAGTAGTTGTAAGTTGTAAATTTGTTGTTATAGGATCAACAAACTCTGTTGTAATTGACATTACTGACATATTATCAATTAAATCAGTTTTTATTTGATCTTTTACGCTCTGTTGTGTGCTATCAGTTATTCCAGCTTTAAATTTTAAGCCAACATAAACACGCCCATAAATTGGTGGAACATTATCAGCACCGCCAAAAGATGTTACATCATCTAAATATGCATTAAAATTTGATAATATTTGTCCTTTATAATCTTCAGCTGTGACCAATCTTCTTTGCGAGGTAAAAGCTATAGGAGCATTTTGTCTTATAGATTCTATGCTTTCTTTAAATGCGCCGCCAGCTGCATTTGATTCTGTAACAGTTGTTATGTTATAAGATACAGAATTAATAGTTATTGTTGAAGACGGAGTAAATGTACTAGCAGTGTTTGCTGCACTACCTTGTGTTGATAAGTAATCAACTATTATCTTATTACCAGCAACTGGCGCTTTTCCGGTAGTAGTACCATCACCAAATATTAACTCATAATATCCATTAGGAACTTCTTTAATTTGATAATAAGTTGAGTCATTTTCTATTTTTACTGCTTTCTTAATATCGGTGTAAGTATCAAAGATAGTAGATGATGCTGTAGGAAAGACACGAACTCTAATAGTGGTAGTGTCCATTGTAATATCAGGTATGACATATATTTGTGTGTCTGTTGTATCACCTACAAAAAATGTCTTTGTTTTTTCTGTTCCTTCATAAATCGGTATAGCAGTTCCACTTGTGCTATTTAAAAATTGATAAACGCCAGAACCATTATCATTTGCCGTAAAGGCTTCTCTAGTTTGGAATGTATATGATGTTCCATCAACACTAGTGGTGAACTGTGTATTTCGCGGCAATACTATTGCATTAGGTCTTGGAGTTGTAGTAATATTTATTGATAAGTTTAAAGAAGCTTCAGGCGATACATAAGATCTTGGAACGTAACCAAGATTTTCTGCAAGCGCGGCAACAGAACTTCTTAGTTGTGCAGTGTTTATGAAAGACTCATTTAAAGCAAAGTTGGCATTTAAACCAGTAAAATGTGTATTATAAGCTAATACATCTAATATGTTACTCAATCCAGATGCTTCAAAATCATAGTCAGCAAATTCAGTTTGTTGTTTTAAATAATCTTTTAATTTGCTTTTTATAGTATCAAAGTCTAGTTGAGTTGATTTGATTGTTGTTGCCATTATCTTAACCTTGTTAAATCTATATTTGTAGTTACAGTTTCGTTTGTGTTAATTATTCTAAAAGTCACTGTAACTTTTATTTGATGATCATCATCACTTAAGTTACTACTTATGTTAGTAACTCGCGCACGAGGCTCATATATTTCTATAGCATTAATTATTTGTTCTTCTAAATCTTCATCATCTATGTCTGTATTAAGTGCAAATAATAATGAATTTAAGTTTCCACCGAATCTTGGAAGAAAAGGTTTCTCACTAAAATTTGTAAGTAATAAATTTTTAACTGCTTGTTTTACAGCAGCCGCATCTGTTTTTTTAAATACGTCACCAGATGGCTTTTTAGCGAATGATAAGTCAATATCTTGAGATGACTTTGTGCGAGCAGTAAGTATAGTCTTACTTCCTAAGTTTCCATCCTCTATTGAAAAAGCTCTTGCCGGCATATTATTTCCTTTGTTCTATTTATACAGTTATGTAGTGGGTAACGCTTCCATAAGCTCATTTGTTACTTGAGAAAAGTTATTATATCTAGTTTCAACTTCATTCTTATATGTAACTGTCCACGGTGGTGTTATCTCAGGCATTATTATTATAATTTGAGCATTTAACGATCCATCCGGATTATAGTTATCGTAATCTAAAATAAGCTTTTCAAAATTCAGTGTATCTTTTAAATATACAGCTAAATCAAATGTTTTTTCTATAGCGATTTCACCTCTCATATTGATTAACTCGTATACAACGGCTCTTCCTCTTGACATCAAATAGTTTAGTCCATCACTTACATCAAGCTCTTCGCCTTCTTCAGCTCTATATAATCCTTCAACTACTTGTAACCTAAAATCTTTAAACTCTTTAACTGCGTTATATGAGTTAACAGATCTTAATACTCGAGCGTGTAAAGTATATTGTTTTGCGAGTTTTAATCTTACGTTATCATCAAGTATGTGAGTTAAAGTAACAGGATCTCCAGAACCACCTAAGAAAGTAGCCATAGTAATACCAGGTGCCAACCTAGTTCTACTTGTAATTTCATCTTGAAATACTGGATTGAAATTTGGTTCAGGTAAAGCTTCAGTTGTTTTTACACTTATTGGTGCTCCTTTGAATCTTTCCATAGGTTTGTCTGGATTACCTATAATAGTGCTTGGTATCTTTAAACTCTTCTTTCCAGAAACAATTCTATCAGTCGTAAGTATAGCTTGTCTTGTAAAGAATGGTGACAATATCCCTTCTGCTTGACACGCATTCGTAAACTTTTCATTGTTAAGTGCATTAGGATCTCTTAGCTTAGATCTAACTTGACGTGTAGTTAAATCGGTAGTTGATAGTCCGCCATAATGAGTTTTTCTATTAAGTCTATCAAATAATCCACCAAATGTATCGATAGCAACTCTTTTTATAGCAACAGTTGATTGTTCTAATAATTCATTTAAGATAGAAGTTGTTGGCTGTAACGTATCTGAATCTGCTGCTGGGGTTATTGTTACGGTATCCTGTGAGCTACCAGCTCCAGCTCCAAGTAATGAAGCTACAGCAGATTTTCCTGCAGTGCTTGCATTACCCGATAAGTTACCATTAAAAGTTGGTGCAGTCATTCCAACATCAGCAATTACGCCTTGTGAAGCATGAACAGAAGTTGCATTAATTCTTGGTATATGAGCTGTATGACCATAATAAACCATATTTACACCACCTATTGTTCCGCTATCTCCTAAAACTGCAAGTGAAGACGCAGTAGCGTTTATGCTTTTTGTTGACAGTGAAACTTCATTTTCTGCAGTCATAAACAAAGTACCACCGATGTTATGAGCCTCATCTTCTCCTACAAATATATTATTTGATTTTTTGATTGTATTTGTACTATTACCGTGTATAAATGTAGTGCCATCTATACCTATTGTTTCTGATCTACTTTCTATAATCTTTACTTCTTTATTTTTTCCTATATCTTGTTTATAACTTCTTTTAATAGTCTGATCAACATCTCCGTCAACTCTTACATTGAAATCACCGCCAACTTCTAAATCAAAGTCACCTGCAACTTTTAATTTTAAGTTTCCGTTGTAATGTAATTCTCCATCGCCATCAACAATAACTTTTTCATCATGCGCAGTAACTCTTATTGTATTAGCTACTGATCCGTATATTACAGTTCCATTTGCGCGCATTTCTACGCCTGATCCAGTTCTATGACGTATCATTATACGTTCAGCTCCGGGAGTATCATCATACTCAACAATGTGTCCTGATGCTGTTTCTTTAACCTGACTGTTTGGATATGTAGAAGCTGCTTCATCTTTTAATTCGAGATCTAGATCAGCATTACCACCTCCAAGCTCTACATTAACTCTCTTTGTACCTCTTGCTTTTTCATTTACAGAAGAAGTATTTAAGAAAGATTTTTTAGGATATGCTTCATTAGGATCATCAAATCCATTTTCTTTTCTAATACCGCCCGGTATAAGCTTATTACTATTTCTATTTTCAAAAGCCATTTATTTCACTCCGAAAGCATTTTTTATGCTATTTGTTAAATCATCAATTTTATTAATATTTAAATTTTTAATAAGACCGTCAACATTACCCATACTTCCGTCTAGTTTGTTAAAAAGAGCGTTAGCATTATTATCACCTAAAATTTTACTTGCTTCACCTCTAGCTTTTATTTTAGATGCATCTAGATTACTTTGAATATCTATATTTCCTGATTTTATATCTTCTAATGTAGTTTTTATTTCAGCAGTAGCTTCATCAATGCTTACTGGTTTTTTGATACCAGTTGTTTCATCAATACTTTCAAATTCCTTTGTAATTTTGCTAGGATTAATTTTTTCTATATCACTGAGCTTTGTAGGAACAGTTTTAACAAATTCTGGTGACTTAACAACTGCAAGTTCCTCTCTCGTTTTATCACCCGGATCTATTGACTCTGTTATTGATGTTCCTGCTATTATTTTATTATATTTTGCTCTAATAGCAGATATATCTATTCCAGGCCCAACAACCTCTGGATCAGTCTCATTAATACCGAGTGCATAAATTTGTGGCATAACTACAAACGCTGCAGATATAACATGATCAACAGCTGCAGCCTGTTGAGGTGTTACAGGATTTGTCTCACCAGCTATCAAAACAACATATATCATTTTATCAAATCTTGCTGGAAAAACTCCTTCATCATTGATCTCGTCTATAGGTCGACCTTTTTGTACAGTACCGTCTCTCTTTATAACAAAGTGTGCTTGTATTCCAAATTTTTTTGCATCAGGACCTTCTAAAATTCTACGAGCTGAAGCACTTGCTTCTGTTGGACTTTTTTTACTTTTTTCTTCTTCTATTGTAAATTCTAAATCTAGTTCTTTATTTAGCTTCTGTAAACCTTTTGCATCTTTAGCATAAACATAATCATCAGTTGTGTAATCAACAAGCAATTGAGTTACTGCTCGAGCACCTTTAGTATTACATCTAACACTTCCTTCCAGATAATCTAATAATTTGTCATATGATCCAATAGACTCAAACACATAATTATCGGGTGTAAGATACCCATTAAATCTAGACTTTGAAGTTTCAGCAGCTTTTTCTTCTTTTCCAATATCTGGAGTCATATCAGGTGTTAAAGTTCCTTTACCAACAGCTTGACTCATATTCGTACTAAAATCGACTTTTCCAGTAGTTGAATCTTTACCTTTCATTAATTTTTCAACTGCTTGACCTTTTTGCTCAGGCGGTATTATAAATCCATCGTTGATATTTGATATTGGTGCAGTTATATCAGTAGAACCTGAAATCCCTTTAGCTTTGGCGAGTAAGTTTGGTTGTATATTTGCAAAAGATCTTCCAGCTTGAGGAAGCATATCACCAATTTTACCTAAATCAAATCCTGCGTTATTAAATAATGATGATCTCGCTTTTGCTACTTCTTTTTGTTTTGCACCTATAATATCTTCAGGTGATTTGCCTTCTTCTTTATCAGCTACAGCTTCTTCAACCTTTGATAAAACTTTTGCACTTACTGTGGCAGGAATAAAATTTGTAGATAATAAATTTTTCCTAGCAGTTGGTTTTAACCCTGGTGTATTCTTTGTTAAACTTTTTTGAATATCATCTAAAGTACCGTTACATATTTCAATTTTAGATAAATTAGTAGAATTCATTTTCTTTTTTAATAATTTAACAAGTGAAGACGCATTAGGAGAAGAAGAAACTGCCGATCCATCGCCTGCATCTTCTTGTAATATTACGGGCATAGGACTCTTAACAAAATCTTTTGAAGGTTTTGAAGTTACACCAAAAGATTTAAACCCTGAAATAATTTGTCCTGGATTTTGAAAAAAAGAGTTTTTAGTTACAGAATTTTTTAATTGTTCATTTTTAACAGTTGCAACTTCGCCTCCAGCTACACTAAGAATTAACTTAGCTTGTATATCCCTCAATATTGGTGCGTTTTCTGTTGCTTTATTAAATTCTTCTTGAGTAACTTCTCTTTCAAATTCAATTCTAAAATAATTCACACCACCGTTAACTAATGTTACAGTGGTTCCATTAAAATAATAGCCTACTCCTTGTTCGAGTTTAGATTGTTTTAAACTATCTGCTCCTGCTCTAACTTCAATAATTTTTACTATTCTACCTTTATCTTCAGGCGCGAAAAAAAATGTAGTACCATTAAACGAACGATTCTTTCCTATAGGACCTATGCCTTTTTGAAAAGCTTTTCCGTTAAGACTAAAAGATTCACTAGCCATATATTTTACTCCTCAGGATCAATTGCATCATTACTAGCACCAATGCCAAGTTTCTTCATTGTTTCTTGTGCGAATGCTATTCGTTGATTGGTGTGCGCAAGATCTTTTTTTGGTCTTTCATATTTATTTTGAAAAATTATAGTGGCGTCTTTAAGAGTAGTTGTACTTCTTAATTGGCCTAATCCTAAATATGGAATAGTTTCTAATTCGTGTTTGACAAACCTTAATTGTGTTTCTATTTCTCTATAATTTTTATTTATCCTTCCAGCAAATTTTTGAAGTTCACCAAATCTATTGCCAGCTTTCTTTGCAGGATTCCATTGAGCTATGCCAAATGATCCTTCATCTTTAAATCCTGATACTGCTGCAGGATTAATGTCTCCTCTATTTGACGTCGCTCCAGATTCTACACAAAAGTTTCCAATCATACCACAGGCCTGTTGCGGTGTAAACTCTCCACCTTCAGGCGATATAAAAAAATTAAAAGCCTTTTCAATATTAGTATTTCCATCTATAGGAATTGATACCGAAGGCGATGATTCGTCAATTGAATTTGTGTTTGTTTCAATCTTTGGAATAGAACCTAACACTAAAGGAAGTTGTGAATTCTTTCCATCTAGAAATATACCAAAAACTTGTGCTCTTATTTTTAATTGTGAATTTGCGCCTTGACCTGAACTGCCGTCTTCGGTCACTGGTATACCAACTTGCGCCCATGGCAAGTCATCATCAGAAATGTCATTAACATCATCTGTATGAATTCCAATGATTCTTACTTTTACTCTATCGAGTTTTAAAGGATCTGAGTTATTAACAACATATCCTATAAACCATCTAGTTTCATCACCGTAATAGTTTACCATTATAATTCAGCCTCCACACCTAATGACGCAACTCTTCCACATGTCAATTCAGTAGATACACCTTCATCTGAAAAAACATGTTTTGCTGTCATTATAAGATAATCTCCAGATTTTTTTAAATCAAACTTTGCATTTTGATCATCTAAATAGGGATTTGTGTCTAAGAATCTAAGTCTTATGGTTTTACCAACAGTGTAGTTTGCATCACCGGTAATAAATTCTCTACCTCTCACTGTTATGACTAGTGGTGATTTAATTAAAAATTCTTTTAATGAATCCCTATTAATCTTTTTAGTTTGACCACCTACAGTTTTTTCATCTTGATAACTCTTAAATGTCGTTCCTACTGTGTCATAAGCACCAGATGAAGCAATTTGAGATATAACTTTTGAATTATGTTTACCAATCTTTTTATCTTTTATTCTAAATTCTGGTGAATGATTGTATCTAGAATTTTCACCACCAAGAGCATTCTTAAGGATCAGTTTCTTAAAGACGTTGTCTACATCAAAATCAACATTTGTAGGTATACCTTTAAACGTATCATGAAAAACATACTTTGCACCTACATGCCCATTTCTCATGATCTTTAATAAATTTTCTTGAGATTCATATCTGTATTTAAGTATCAAATATCTTTTTACAATCTCATTACCATCACCAGCACTAGGTGCGTATATGTAAGGCTGTTCTGCGTTTATAGGTTGTTGAGTCAACATTTTTTCTAAATCTTTTAATACTAAATTATCTACGCCAAGGGCTGAAAAGAAAAAGAAAGGAAGACCATCACTTGTAGTAGCTCTTTTATTTAACCACGCACCAGCTTCTAAAGGATTTAAATTTGGAATTATAACTTTCATGCCTTTTACATCATCAGTTCCTTCAATCAATACTTTTTTATCTAAGAAGTTTTCTATAATTGTTTTTATAATTGATGTAGGAGAACCAACATAAGACTTACTGATATTTTGTCCTGATGAATCAAATACATGATATTCTATCAAATGCAATACTACGAATTCTGTTCTTTCGTCAACTCTTACTACGTTTTCAATCTTATCAACTAAGAATTCTTTGGTAATAGTATTAGCTGATACTGTTTCTTCTAAATGTTGAATAGTGAGAGTTAATTTTTCACCACCTTGAAAATCAATATCTTGTAGAATATTTTCTTCTTCTTTAAAAGTTAATCTTCCAGTTAGATAAGGTTTTTCAATATGTTCATAAATCGTAAATTCTGAAACTAATGTTCTTATATCAACTTCTGTATCATTTCGAGTTGATGATATAACAGCTTCAACGATTAAATAATCGGTACTTGATTGTGCAGATAATTCCATTTAACCCCTTAGTGACTTTTTAAAACTTGTCACTATTCCATTAATTAAGTCTGGTTTAATAACTTTGATTTGTCTTAAACTTTCGTTTACACTATGATATACATCTTGATGTGTTTTACCTGTGAGTAATGCACCAGGACCTACTTCAGGATCAATGTCAACTATAGTTCCAGTGCCATCTACATAATGACTTTCTGATAAATATTCTCTTTCTGCTGATACAGAAACAAGAGTTTCCTCCACATCAGATGAATTAGTAGAAGTAAAAATTTCTCCTCCACTTGTAAAAGATATATTTCCTTCTACAACGATTTGTCCTAAATCTAAATTTCTTCTTATTACTTTACCGCTTAAACCTGAAGTATTACCAGTTATTGTTTGACCTATCTTAAACTTGCTAGCCAAACTACTATCTCTTGTAGTTATAGTAGTATTCGGAAAAGATTTTTGTATATAAGTAATTAGTTCTTGATTAGGTAGAGGCCAACCTTGTTCTCTTAAATTATCATTTAAGAGATAAAAAGTCCAGTAATGTAGAGGTGTATCATACAATTGTATTGATACTTGATCAGGTCTAAATCCCTCTTGTATTGTATGCAGATTTGCAAAAGTGATATTATCTTTGATTTGATCTATTATATCGGCATATAACGATATGTTTTGAAATATAACGGGATCGGGTTCATCGCCAAAGTTGTAACTGATATTTGAAAAGTTATTAAAATATAACATTAGAATCCTTTCTGAATATCGAGTGATTTAAGAGTTTCATGCTCAACAAATGCCATTGAAATATCTATTTCGTTTGGTTGACCATCATTTCTAAATCCACCGCCTGTAGGATTAATCGTTGCGTTAAAACTTCTTAAGTAACAAGGTTTTATCTTAGGTAAATTTTTATTTCTTCTTCCTTTGAACTTAAACACAATTTTAAATGCATTTGGAAAATGATAACCTATATCTGCAGAAGCAGAACCGAAATTTACTGGAAATCCTTTTGGATATAGCTCTTTTCTAAAATGCTTAATTATTTTTTGTACAGCTCTTGCTTCTTCTGGAGAAGTTGCTATAAGTTTAAATTGAAATTGAAACTCACGTATATTAACTCCTCTAAATATAGCTCTTACATTAGGATTAACAATAAACCTATTAGCAAGAGTTGTTGCGTTTTTAAAAGATTGCAATGGCATAAATCTGTTGTTTACTTTTGCAATTGCAAGTTTCAATGAGTCTGTGACTCCTGGTGAGAGATTTTTACTAGCATCTCCACCACCTAAGAATGTATCAATTAAAGCAGTTCCTTCACCTTTGATTGCTTCAGCTGCCGCGCCTAAACCTGACATGCCACCTTCTATTCCAGCTAATGTTGAAGCACCTAGTACACCTAATTCAGCATTTGTGTCATATCCAACATTATCAACAAAAGACATACTTGGAGGAAAGTACATTGTGACTGTTGGTTCACCTTTCTTAGGAAAAAAGCTTGTGCCAGCTCTTACACTTGAAGAAGATTTTTTAGCAGTAGCAGCTTCAACTTCAGTATCTTTTTTAGCTGCAAAATTTAATGCAGAAGCGTCATCAGCAAAAGCTGCTGAATTAGATCCTCCGCTTCCATCTGCAACATCTGCAGAGAATGTTGTTGGTTGATTAGTAGCACCTAAGAATGATGCATTTGCATCATTTGATTGTTGAAACCCTGGATTTCTACTTCCAAAATCGTCAACCAATCCTAAGCCTGCAGCTTGGTTTCTAGCATCATCGGCTTCTCTTAATCTGGCTTGTTTGAGATTATCTTCTTGCTGTTTCATATGAGACTTTTGACTTTTACCAGATTCGGGCGTTGTATATTCTAAAGTTTGAAATGACACAGTTGCAGCATAAGCAGGATTACCAGATACATCTAATGGATATTCTAATGTGCTGCCACCAACACCAAAGTTTTGAAATAAGGCACCTAGTAACGATTGACCAGCTTCTGCAAATTCTTCGAATGCACCTTCAATGTTGCTAAAATTCTTTATTGGATTTTTCAATCCACCTCCGCCTTTAAGTGTTTCTCCTAAAGGTCCAGCTTTATCGAATATTTCCATGTGTAATCCTTATAGATAATATTAAAGTATTATTTCTTTATTTATAACGGTTATCATGGTTTATTCAGGTCTTTACAGTGCGAAAAATGTTTCAAAATATAAAGGTGATTATACTAATATAGTATATAGATCTCTATGGGAGAAAGCTGTTTTTCAATGGTGCGATAATAATCCAAAAGTAAAAGGTTGGAGTTCTGAAGAAATAGTTGTACCATATTATTATGATGTTGATAAAAGATATCACAAATATTATGTAGACGTAAAAATAATATTTGAAGATAAAACCCTGTTAGTAGAAATAAAACCAGAAAAAGAAACAATACCGCCAGTAGGTTCAAAGAGAACTAAAAGATATATTACTGAAGGTTTAACATACGTTAAAAACATGAATAAGTGGGAAGCTGCTGATAATTATGCAAAAGATCGTGGATGGGAGTTTCAAGTATGGACCGAAAAAACTTTACAAGAAATGAAGTTGCTAACTAAGCCCGTTCCTGGCAAACTTAAAGCATATAAACCTCTACCTGCATATCGAAAAAAGCGTAAAAAAAGATATAAATAGACTTAAGATGAGTAATTTATTTCAAAGATTAGAGCTTGAAGCTTTTCGAAAAGGTATTACACCTCGAACACAAGAATCTCGAGATTGGTTCCGTCGTCGTGTGCAAAGACTCACAAGAGTGAATCGTGAAGCATTAATGAGAGAAGATGAAATCAATAAAGTAAGTAGACCTTTACTTGGTAGTATGATGATGTTCTTTTATGACCCTAAGCTTAAAGACAAACTTCCATACTACGACACTTTTCCGTTGGTTATACCAGTTGAAAAAGCTGAAGGTGGATTTAAAGGTCTAAATTTACATTACATTCCTCCAGTTTTAAGAGCAAAGTTTTTGGATAGTTTACTTGATATAGTTAACAATAAAAAATATGATGAATCGACACGTTTTACATTAACATACAGATTACTTAAAGGTGCAGCAAGATTTAGATACTTTCAACCGTGTTTTAAACATTATCTTTTAGATCACGTTAAATCTAGATTTGCTCAAGTACCAGCACCTGAATGGGAGATAGCTACATTCTTACCAACAGCGAGTTGGAAGAAAGCTTCTGCTGGAAGAGTATATTCAGATTCAAGGAAGATATCAAATGGCTAGTAGTGTAGATGAATTAAAAGCTTTAGCTAATACAAAATTAGGATTTGCTCGAGCAAATAGATTCTTAGTCACATTTCCAACAAACTTTGGTGGAGGTGGAGGATTGTTAGGTGGCATAATTGGAATGTTAACTGGCGGTGGAGGCGGAGCTTCTGGTAGAGAATTAAATATTCTTTGCTCTAATGCGACTATGCCTGGAAAGATCACATTAACTAATGACAGAAGAATAGGAATGGAATTTCAAAAAGTAGCGTACGGGTATGCTATCGACGATGTTTCGATGACTTTCTACTTAATGAATGATTACGGCGTGAAAGAATATTTTGATGCATGGAGAAATACAGCAATTCCAGAAGATGGAGCTCGAGCATTTACAAGTAACTATAAAAGCCAGTATGCTAAGTCTGTAACTATACACCAACTACGTCAACCATTAAAAGGATTTTCAAAACAAGTTGGACCAATTAGACTTAATGCTGGCATTGGTGGTGGAACTGTCTATTCTGTAGAGTTACTAGATGCTTTTCCTGTATCAACTAGTGCAATAGAATTAAGTAACGAACTAGACGGATTAGTTCAATTAACTGTAACTTTTGCATATACAAATTGGGCTCGTTCAAGTAACACTCAAGGATTTATTAACATGGATATTGATACACCTCTTGGTGGAATTGATTTATTATAAGGAGTAAAATAGTATGAGATTACCTAAATTAAATGACGTACCAAAATACAAAGCAGTGGTACCTTCAACAAATGATGAAATTACATTTAGGCCTTTTTTAGTTAAAGAAGAAAAAATTTTATTAATAGGTTTAGAAACACAAGACGCTATGCAAATAGCTGGTGCTGTAATGGACACAGTTAAGTCATGTGTATACGAAGAATTAAACATGAAGTCTTTAACTTCATATGACATTGAATATTTATTTTTAAAGATAAGAGCAAAGTCAGTTGGAGAAACATCTAAGTTGATTTTTAAATGTAAAGAGTGTACAACTGAAAATGATGTTAGGATTAATGTTGACGATATAAACATAAAAGTTGATAATAGCAACAATAGAATTAATATAACTGATAAGATAGTAGTTGAAATGAAGCATCCTACTTTTAGTCAAATGGCGGCTAGTGAATCATTAAATGAAGAATCTCCAACGGTTCAAGTGTTTGGATTAATAAAAGAATCAATCAATGCTGTAATGACAGATGATGAAAGGATCGATATAAAGGATATTGAAAAAGAAGAATTTCAAGAATTTATCGAATCAATGACACAAGAACAATTTACTAAGATAAGAGAATATATTGAGAATATACCTAAATTATCTCATGATATTAAATTTGATTGCATTAAATGTAATACACATAATGAAATTAAAGTGGAGGGCTTGCAAAGTTTTTTATAATAAGTCTATCTCATAACTCATTAAGTAATTATTATGAGACTAATTTTAACTTAATGCAGCATCACAAATATTCTTTAAGTGAGATAGACAATTTGATACCATGGGAAAAAGAAGTTTATGTAGGAATGCTAATAGACCACATAAAAGAAGAAGAAAGCAAACAGGAAAGAAGATGACATGGCAAGAACATATTCAACATTAGGTGATGTTATTAATCAACTCAAAACTAATAATGACTCTACCATAGATACAACGCAAGCTGTTGATAGTTTACATAACACTGTATCAAGTTATTTTGTTAAAAAATCTAAAATGGATCTTGAAGCATCAAGAGAAAAATCTACTGCCAAAGGAAAAGCAGTTACATCTGGTGTCACTGAACAAGTTAAAAAAGCAGATGGTGGATTATTTGGAAGCTTAAAAAGTTTAAAGGGAATAGGATTCTTAGGTGGTCTTGCATTATTGGCTAAAGCTGTTGGAGGCGGCGTTGCAAAGATATTGGCATCATTAGGACCAGCCGGTGTTGGATTAGGTGCATTCTTTTTAGGATTAGCTGGTGCTGAAGCTATTATACAAAAATTTGCATCAAAAGATGCTGGTGAAGGTATAAAAAAATTATTAACTAATTTAGCTGAAGGTTTAAGCGCCTTTGGTAAAAAAGAATTTTTAGCATTAGGTGCTGTTTTAGCAGCAGGTATAATATTCCCCAAAGGTACTGCAAAAGGTTTAATTGCCGTAGGTGTAGGCATGGCCGGTTTTTTCACCGCATTAGCTGGAGCTGATGCTTTAATGTCTATGATGGGCGGTGACCAAGGAGAAAACTTAAAAAAATTATTAACAAATATTGCAGGTGGCCTTAGCGCATTTGGAGGGAAAGAGTTTGCAGCGCTAGGTGTCGCTATGGGTTCAGGTGCGTTATTAGCATTATTTCCTGGAGGTGCTCAAGCAGCAGCATTAGGAATTGGCGCAATAGGTGTTGGCATTGGAGCTTTTATTACATCTTTAGCTGGAATTACTAAACTAGGTGCTGTATTAGGTGTAGACGGTAGTGCATTCAAAACTTTAGTTACTAATATAGCTGGAGGATTATCAGAATTAAGTAAAATAGAAGCTGATGGTTTATTAAGCAAAATAGCCGCAATTGCTGGAATTGGGCCTGCTTTATTATCAGCAATGGTAGGCACAGGCGGAGTTCAATTAGTTGATGGCTTAATTGATGGTGCTAAAAAAATTGTTAACTTTTTATTTGGAACAGATTTAAAAGATCAAAAGACTACAAGAGCAAACATGATTCAAAGCATGGTTGATGCTATGGAACCTCTCAAAACTATCGATGTATCAGTTGCTGACAATTTAGATAGGCTTAGTGGCGCATTAAAGAAATTTATGGATAACTTAAATGACTTAGGAAAGATAAGTCTTAAGGGATTTGAAAAAAGTGTCAAAGACATGATTGCTGGAATGGGTATTCAGCTTGATTTAATTGATAAAATGGCTAATGGTGGAAAAGTAGGTAGTGGATATTTTGATGGAATACCAGAAGTCGATTTTGGCAAAGGTTTTTTATCTCCAGACTTAAAGGTAGATGATTTAGTCAAACAAATGAATAAAGTGAATATGATATTAGGCAAGACTAATACAATAGAACCTTCTAGTCAACTTCAAAAATCTAACATAAATCCACCTGAAACTGGAAAGTATACAGCTCCTTCTAATACAACTAATAATAACAACTCTTCAAAGAGTAATGTCATAATATCACCGACCAATAATCAAACAATAAGTAATAGTAATACTACAAACGCTCTAATATCAAACGGCCCTGCAGTAGATCTACAGGACCAGATGCTTGGATGGAATGTTGGCTAATCTTGCTTTGCGAGTTTAGAGAAATAAGATAAAGTATCCTCATCATCACTACTTATATCTTCTGCAGTGACTGGCTCAACAGCCGGCTCAGGATTATTTAATTTAATTTCTTCTTTCATTGTATAGGCACCAGCAGTAGCTTGTTCACCTAACACTCTCATAAGTTTCGCTTTAAGCTCATCATATGATTTATAGTTTTTAGGATTAGTAAATTCTGATAAATCATGCAACTTGCCATAGACTTCTTCTAACTTAGCTTCATCACCGTTTAATAACGAAGCTGCAGAAGAGAATTCTGATTTATCATAGTTTCTATAACCTTCAACATTTCTGATCTTAAGTTTAAAATCAGCACCTTCCCAAAAATCAAATGGGTCAATTGGTGTTTCATCGGCAAATGCAGGATTCATAAGATCATAAATCTTATCAAAGATTTTCTTACCAAATTTATATAAGAATACCTTACCTTCATTTTGAGGTGCAGATGGATCACTAACTACATAGATGTTAGTTACGTAATGCAATCTTCTCTTTTGAGTTCTTGCTCTATCTTTATCAGACTCAATACCTGAGTTCCAAAGTCTGGAGTTAAGTTCACCAACTGGATCAGGTTGACCTATTGAAGTAAGTGAATTTTCAATATACCATTGACCAGTAGGGCCTTTAAAACCGTGATCCCAATATCTTACGAATGGAAGATTATCTTCTGTACCAGGAAGGAACCTGATCACAGCGTAACCATTACCTGCTTTATCAACAGTTGGCTTCCATATTCTATCATCAACGTATGATTTAGTTTCACCAGTATTAGTGGCTTCTGCTGCTTTAATGATTTTACTGATATTAGAACCGCGATTGCGTTTTAGTGTTTCAAATGACATTGTATTGTCTCCTTATTACTGAAATATTGACTGAAGTATAATACTATATATACTAGTTAAAAAACGATGAATCAATAGCATTTTTCTTTGGTAAAAAATTGAGTTCCATCGCTTCGGCTTCAAGCTTATCTTTTATAACTGGTGATATGAATTTTCGAATGTCTTCGATTTCAATATCGTTAGTTTCACAGACCTTCAGTATTGCATCCATATATGGAATCTTGAGATCTGCTACGGTACTTTCGATAAGCTTAGTGAATTTAGACTTTGTTAAAAATTGTTCTTCTATTTTCATTTGTCTAAAACCCTTAATAATATTGTATCTTTATTGATTCGTCCATTAGGTGCTTTTGTTTTTGTTTTAAGAGTTTGCCAAGCATCATTAATTTGCTTCGGAGTTTTCTGTAAAACAATCGGTAAGAAATCAAGCGGTTTACGTAAACACACTGTTCTACTTGAAACCTTTGAAAAATTCTTAATGGTTGAACCTGATATTTCAAATCCATTAACACTTTCGGTAACATACTCAATAATCATTTTACTTTTAGTATTGAATGCGTATAACCGAGTTTTTGATGGTATTTGAATTGGATTGATCGATACAATTTTAAAATCGTTATCTTCTTTCTTGTACTGCACTTTAGCAACCTGCTTATCAATAGATTTTGGTCTTTTGATTTTAACATTTCTTGAAGCTTTAGTAGCAGATCTAATTCTTTCAAGATCTTCCAACATTGCAGTACATATTTTAATTCTTTGATTGAGGACTGACCGTTTAAGGTGGGAGTAACCTTCGACAGCTTGATCGCATCTCTTATGATATGCGTCTTCATAATCAAGAAGCCAGCCCTCAATCATTGGCTTAACGTGACTTATTGCAGTGTTTGTTAAGCCGTGGAACTTGAACCTATCGTATATGTTAATTGTGGCATCTTCACCATCGATCCACTTGTCTTCTAGTTCAAGTAATTCTTGCATAATAGTATTATTAATCTTACGTGTTAATTTTTCTTGTGGTGATATAGAAATTATATTATTTTGAGCTTTTCTTTCTCGTTGTTTTTCTTCATATAAAATTTTACCTTCATCAATTAAAGGAATCATTCTATCAAATAAATGATTTAAGAAATCTTTAGCAGTATTATTATCTGCATCATTATTTTTATGTAGATCATTATTGTACCAGAATGCTGTAGCGGCATGATGTGTCATTGTAAATTTATATTCTGGATTTGCTAGAATATATTTTGATGCATCTGGAAAGTTTTTCTTAACCCAAGTTTTTACTTGATTAATACAATCTTTTCTATCAACATGTAAATGAAAGTAATCCTTCACTGCATTGAAATTTTTATCAACTGGAACACCAGCGAGTCCAGTTCTTGCTCTAGATCTTATTGTTTTCTTTTTTAATTTTTTACCTTTAAGTGCTTGTAATCCCATATTAAACTCCCATTTATATGTTGTGTGTTTTAATGTAATCTAATGTTGCGCCGATAACCATATTTGGATATTCACCAAGATATGTGCCGGCATCTAAATCTTTTTTAGTAACTAAATGTTTATGCATATGCTCAATGTTATCATAGTTTGCAAGAATATCTTTTGCTAATTGATCAAATTCAGTATCAGTTATTAAATTTTTATCAAGTTGATAATAAGCATATGCACACATTAAATATTTAGCTATAGGGTTTTTCATTAAGCTATAGCCTTTTGAACTTTCTTTTCATTAGCTAGAAAAGCTTTATCCATCATTGTAACATCAATGTAATTAGATAAAGTAGAAGCTAGTGTTTCATTTTTGTTAACTAGTCTTTCAGCGAATAAAAGCTTTTGACCGTGATTTAGTGATTCTATTTGTTTGATTATTGTATCGTAATTAGCCATAATATAAAAACTCCCTTTTTAATTTTATAGTTATATTCTACCATAGTTTTGAGCAAATGTAAAGGAAAAAATGCACAATTTAGAAATTAATTTCTCCTCATAGTTGCATATTCTTTTGCATCACCATTTTTATTTACTGGTACCATATTTGATTTATGCATAGTAGCGATACCAGTAATGAACGTACCAGTGTATGCATTAGATTTAGACTTACCAACAATTTTACCTACTTTATCACTTGTTGGTAGAGACCGTGAAAGCTCTTTATAATTAGGAGCTTTGATTCCTGAATTTTTAGATTTATTTTTAAGCTGACTGGGATGTACGCCACGAGCCATTAACCATTTATCGTGTTCTATTTGAGCTTTAGCCCAACCTGGTTTACGAAAAGGCTTCTTCTTTTTAGAACTATTATTGTTGTAGTAAACTGGTAATAGATGCATTGTCATTTTGTACTGCTCCAAATAATTTAGTTAAATCAATATAGCCATAGTTGACTGCAAAAATGATTGCAACTACAATCATAATAAGTATTGCATTACGAAAAAACCAGCCAACTATGGAAAAGAAGACGCCTACAATCAATGCTCCAGCTACTGCGAAGAAGAGGAGTTGAAAAAATAGTGGAAGCATTGATTGTATCTCTGATGGGCTAGGCATATGCTACTCTCCAATTCTGTTAAAATTCTTTGGAGGGGCTCTCTAACACATCCTTATCTTCCATAGGTATACCCCTCCGCGGAAGATAAGGGGAACGTTTTATACTCCGACTATGGTTCCCTGGGTAGTTCCTTACCTGTAAACCCCGATGTGCTTCTGCTTCTGCCTAATGCAACTTCTCCATCACAACACCTTGTCGGTTACTTTCGCTATGTCATTATTTAAACTTCCTTTTCAATTTTATAATAATATTATACACTATTTTTTTGCCTTTGTAAAGGAAAAAATGCATTTAATTTTAAAAAAGTGATTAACATATTAACTATCTTTCCAATTAAAAATATTTTTATTCTTAGCTACTTCAAGCTCTTCAGTCAACTCTTTAATTCTTTTATATAAAGCATATTTTTCTTTTACTTCTTCAGCAATTTGTTTTTTCAAAAGATCAACTTCATTATAAGTCTTCGTTGTCATCGTCTACCTCCATCTCAAAAGTAAATTCTATCGTATCATCACTGTTATCATCTAGTATAAAAGTAACTTCTTTTTCATTATTAAATTTTTGCTTAACTGCTTTTTCGAAACTTAAGATGTTTGATTTTTTTGACATTACATACTCCAACCGATGTTTGATGCTGCCCAATCATTTCCTTTATCTTCGACGATTGCTAATACAGCATTATCTCTTGGAAGAGTATCCATCATTGAAAGCTTTTCATCAGCCCACTTATATCTACCAGCTAGGATTGACATAAGAACAACTTCAGTGTCCCTAGCATCTTGATTGTACATATCAGCCATATCTTCTTTGATAGCCCACTTTGATTTAGCTGATTTTTGTAGATCTTTAATTAAATTTGATAAATTTTTCATGGTTTCAACTCCTTAATTTTTTATTTTATAGTACTATTATACCACATAAATTAGGGAATGTAAACCGTTTTTTTCACTTATTTGAAAAATAGTTATTAACTTGTTAAATGTTTTGCATGAATTCTACAACCTATAAAATTGTTGTAGTAATCATCTCTAAATAACACATCATTATCAAATTGGAGTTTTGCTTCATGATATGACATCTCACCTTTTGTCTTACAGAGTTTTAATATTTCTCTGGTAAATCGGTCAGATCCAAATTCTTCCACAAGTTTGCGTACTTCATTGGACGAACCATAATATTCTCTCCAATCAGATTCGACGCGTGTTCGTACTCTTCTCTTACGTGTTTTAGTGATGGGTAAAGTTTTAGGTTTCCAGAAGTTTTTCTTTCCAATGTACTTCTTGCCTGTATCCAACTCTGTGATGACGTAAACAAAACCTTGGTACTCTTCTGGTGTTATTGTAAATTCTTCATTATTTAAAAGCCACATTTATTATTCGACTTCTTCTGCTTCTACTCTTCTTCCACACATCGGACAAAAAATAGGTTTTTCGTATGATGCTACATATGTTGTTTCATCACACTCTTCGCATTCTACTTCGTAATCCTTCAATGATCTCTCTCTTTCTTTCATCAGATGCTTTGAACCACTCTGCAATTTCATGAGTGGTTCTTCCACAACCTATACAAGTATCATTTTCGACTTTACATATTTTAACACAAGGTGAAATAATATTAGAAGTCGATTTCACTTTTACGCCTCTACTTGTATAAATATTAATGTAAGTCACGATACTAGCAATATCCACTTACTCTAGACAACCCTAAGGAGGCTTATATGTCCAGCAATATTATATATCATCGACATCACGTTATACCTAAACATTTCAAATCCGTTTGCCCTGTTGCTAATATAACTATTTATCTCACTGTAGAACAACACGCTTTAGCTCATAAAAAACTATACGAAGAATATGGTCATATTGAAGACAAATGGGCATGGAAAGGATTAGAAGGTCTCATAGGTAAAGAAGAAATTTGTTCAGATATATCTCGTAAACTTATGAATAACTTAATCAAAACAAAACTCACTTGTAAATATTGCCGACGAACCATATCTAAACACAATATGTCTCGTCATTTATATTCTTGCACTAACGGTAAAGAAGGCACTAAAGCTAATCCTACCCGTAAAGGTATCAAATACAAAAAACATTAGAAGTCAATCTCACAAGCACCTCCTGCGCATGCGGCTGCAGCGAGTGTATCAACATCGGTATACTTCTTTTCTGTTATATCTTCTTTCCAATCTATAGTTTTAAGTGTAGATTGTATTTTATTCCACTTATGTAATAAGTAAGCGTCTTTTAAACAATGTTCTGCTAAAACAGCATCAGATCCTAAGTAGTTATCTGCAAACTTATTGAATCTTCTTACCCAGTCATTTTTAAGAGCATTCTCAGATGATTCTAAAGATATATCATCTCCAAATCCTTTTGCTGTTGCACATGCATCCCATAAGTTATTGAAACATTTAAGAGCATCAACCACCATACCTGAAGCAAAAACTGCTGCATTACCATATTTATTAACCATTTTATCTGCTGTAATAACTGCAGTATTAGGTGCTTGGTTATAGTCTTTGTCACCGGACATTGCTAGAAAAGATATTCCTGCAAATGAATGTCTGTTCT